CGCGGACGTCAACATTCGTGTTGTTCAGAGCTACAGACCCAGCCATAAGCCAGCCTGCAGTTCCTATCACTAAAAGTCTATAATAAAATATATACAAATAACAAATAACGAACTGGTTCATAATTAACAACACCTCGGACAAAGTGTTGGCCTCTCGACCCCCAACAATCGTTCGGGGGGGTCCTAAAGGTCTATCGATAGGCCGCCAGTTGAAAACCGAAGAAAAACTGGCGCGATTGTCGGGTCCACTTACATAACAGGCAACGTCGTGATGACTGTCCTAGGAACTATCCTAATGGGCAGACACCCTGTGAAAAATCCGCAAGACCAATCGTCTGCAGCTTGACGGAAAATTTTTCCAATGTTGCTGGATCCAGAGTTGCATTTGACGACAACTCGAAGGTCGGAACAATAAATGTCAGTGGGCAAAGTGTGAACATTCGACGTGTAAAGCCGATACATCTCACAATGCGTCCTAGCGTATTGTGGAATTGTAAAATACAACCCCCCGGCTACGTCTGGGCCGGTGTGGACAGAGACCGAATTGTATTGGAACTGATCTTGGTTCGCAAACAGGACTCTGATGGCAGGAGTAGTTCCCAAAGTATTAGGCATCAACCCAGCACGCAAGTACATACGAACGTTACTGGCTTGAAGATTATACGATGTGAATTTCAAACCTCCTCTCTGATAATTGTAAAGGGCGCCAATCATGGAAACATAATCCAATCCATAGTCGGCAGGAACAGTGACATTGTCTGAGCAATCATCAAAACTCAGAATCTTAGGACGAAACGCAACGAGCGAATCATTGGCTGTCATGTTTAAAATGGGCAAACCACGCTTTGCTAAAGAACGCAAAGACATGATCTTTTCGCCTACACAATTAGCAGCGGCAGCAATACCACCATCATTATTGCGAATCCCCGCTATGGAGGGCGCGGGATGCATAAGGGTCGCTTCTTTCCCTTGCTCTTGGACATCTTCACCAAGCGCTTGGGATTCAAAAACTTGTTCTTCATCTGCAACAAGCGTGGGTGCACCGGTGCCTGGAGTATACAACACAGGCGTGTTGAAAACATTGCGAGGAACGGCGACTTCAAAAGTGTCGTCGGCACATACTTCGACAATGCAATCAATTCCAGTGGACACAGTTGAGGGTCCAACCAATGGGTTCAAAACAAAGATTCGAAGAGATCCAATCGAACCTGCTCCCAAGGTCTCACCTGGACCTCCCATGGACTGGTAAGGGAGAGTAGAGGTGTAAGGGATAGTAATAGTGAACTCATTGGATTCTCTGAGGTCGAGAATTTCACGATAACAAAAACATAAGTCACTAAAGCCTATGGCGGAATTCCCAGGAGAGAAAACAACCATCAAACGGCCGGAGTGGAACTCAGTTTTGACGAACTTAAAAGTGAAAGTGAACCCAGTACGCCAATACTGGAACATATTGGCAATATAAAGCATCGGTGTGGGCCAAATATAATCAGGTCCTGAACCAGAAACTGTATGCATATTCTCAACGGATAACTGCTGGGTAAAGATCGGTGTACCAGCAGTCTGACCAGTAGCCCAGGAAAAATTGTTAAGATAGCAAGGAATCTTGGTGAGATATGCAAAAGACATCTCATCAATATCAGTGCCACCAAAACCGGGCAATTCCTGGACTTTGGCATCAGACAACAAACCCATCGAAACAGCACTGCTCACTGCATTGACATTTGCAATGTCGTGAGCAAGGTTCATATGTCCAAAATCTGAAGTATTTGGAGCGTCAGGATTCGAAAATCCCCACGAAGCAGCCGTACTGGAGAGTGCATTAGAGACCCATGCAATCGTTCCAGCAACTGAACTGATCATAGGAACATCCGTGAAAATGGTCGCAGCTTTCGAAACCTTCTTGAACAAGGTCGAAATAGGACGAGCTTCCATCTCCGAAGGGGCAGCGCGCCGCGCTTGGCGCAATCCTGATTGTGGAGTGAAGGTCGGGAAATCTAGCTCAATGTCTGTAAACCAGGCCCAAAGGGTCCAGTCCACGACAGCAGGTCCACCTGGAGACACCAATGGAGAATAGACACGAACTGAATAGCGCCCCATAGGGCCAGTACTATTCGTCTGGTTATATCCAAGGGTAGGTGAAACATATGGAATGGACAGAGCTACATCAGAGTCGGTAGCAAAATCGAAATCGACTCTGGGGAGTTGTGTCGCGAGGGTCAAACTGCCGTAAGTAACTTCTGCTTTCTTAACGGCAATAGTGTTCTGGGGGAAGTAACTAATGAACAGTCTTCCTTGTTGAAACCTCTGAGCGTTTGCTTGGAACCGCAAATTAACGGTGGCTCTAAAGTTCAAGAAGCCACGAGTCTTCTCGCGGTACATCGGCAGGGCCAGCAAGTCATTGGGAAGTTGAAGATCAACTACAACGTCTCCCCTGACAGCCGTTCCTGTAAGGATTCCTGTCGATATAACGGAAGGTCTTCCAAGAAAATCTCTGATGTCATGTGTCCTCTCCTCCTGCACGGACTTAAGTAAAGCATCAGGTAGAGGCACATGCCCAGGAAACATATTGTGATCAATGACGCGATCATCGTGAAATGTAGTGGTCTGGTCGGTAGTAGTCTCGGCAACGAGATTTTGTGGTGTAGTGGTAGCAGTTCAAATTCTTTCACACAACTTAGAACTATAGGTCATGTGGCATCGGGGGTCCTGGATATAGTGGGGGCTGCCCACGGGCCATCCTGGAAGTAAGGCTAAATAGCCCAGCCCTTCTCCGTCCCTACGGAAGGACGACGACTTTCAACCCGAAAAATTCGCCGTCGCCCAGCTTCGAAAGGGACTACCATGCCAGTTCCCTGGCCAAGCACTTCTCCTGAAGGAGTCGGTACTGGACCAAAGGTGGCATAAAGTTCAGACGTTCAACGGAGGCCTTAATGATCTTTTCAGACCACTCATTGAAAGTCTCTTCATCATGGAGCGCCAGTTCTCTCAGGGCCGTCTCAACGTTCGTTTTTTGTACGAACAATCGTTCAGGACCCTCAGTATACCAATTGAGCATATCCAAGATGGAATCGAGAGCGAGTGGCGCGACCCATCTTCTCACTCTGGAGTCAAAGCGGAAACCTCTCTTCAAAAACGTAGCTTCCTCAAGCGGCTTGGCAATATAGTCTTCGCCATCCTTATTTTCACTTGTGTAAACTTGGTTCCATTTAGTCATGGATTCTTTGATGGTGGTAAAGTTGAAATATGCAAGTGCTTCTTCTGTAACATTAAGGATATGATCATCCCCAAAGCCCAAAACATAAACATCTTCCCAAAATTCCTCTAAACCAAGTTCACCTTTTGGATTAAGATCAACCCAACAAAGCATCTGTAAAAGAATGGTCTGGCATGTGTTCAAAATGCCAGTCAATGGATGTCCCGAGGGTAATTTAGAACTCCATTGATAGACAGTATCTCCACTGATATGGATAGAATTTATTACTTCCTGAAAGATTGTGAGCCTCGCAAGTTGCAATTCTTCCTCATCTCCATACCATCTGTTGATCATGTCGCAAATTGCAAGCAAGATGACAGAAAGTTGGCGAGAGTCATAGCCGGAAAAATCACCGGCAATAACTCTTGGCCCCTTGGACTTCAAACGTCTAGCGAAATAATCCCACTCCTCGTAAGGGTTGGCACCAATCGCTGAACTATTATGTCCTCTATTATCCATCATCCACTTAGAGAAAGGCAAAAACAACATCCGGGTAACGATAGTCAAATGTAGTGGCGCTGCGGAGACAAGTCGTGTCTTTCCGATAGCCACTTTAGCATGAGGCAA